TTACTTTAAATGCAATTTTCCATATATTTGACCAATACCCAATAATACCCCTGCATAAAAGATTCCACGTGACAAATCAAGTAATAAATTTCTTATTATATATTGAATTTTACTTAAAGACATCACATCCAATAATGCATATATACTATAAAAAGAAAGAACAACAATCGCTAAAATATTAAACAACATTGTTATAGAATTTTTATTAAAAAAATTATTATTCATTTTTGTATTTAAATTAGAATTTCCAACATTATTCATGTTTGTAACAGGCATATTTTGTACATTTCCAACTCTCTGATTAATTGGTGTAGCTTGATTTAAATTATAATTTTGTATATTATTTCCAATTTGATTTTGCATTTCTTTCGTACCTCCTATAACCAAAACAATTATACCAAAAAAATCAATTAATTTCTACAATAAAAAAGAGTTCTAAGAAAAATCTTAAAACTCTCAATTATTTTATTGAATAATTAAATTATGCAATAACTTCTGATACAACACCTGAACCAACTGTTCTACCACCTTCACGGATAGCAAATCTTAATCCTGGTTCAATAGCGATTGGTGTAATCAATTCAATTGTCATATCAATGTTATCACCTGGCATAACCATTTCTTTACCATCTGGTAATTCGATTAAACCTGTAACATCAGTTGTTCTAAAATAGAATTGTGGTCTGTAACCATTAAAGAATGGTGTATGACGTCCACCTTCATCAGCTTTTAATACATAAACTTGTGCTTTGAATTTTGTATGTGGATGAATTGATCCTGGTTTAGCACAAACTTGTCCTCTTTTAACTTCATCTCTTTGTGTTCCTCTTAATAATAATCCAACATTATCACCAGCTTCTGCTTGGTCTAATGATTTTCTAAACATTTCGATACCAGTTACTGTTGTTTTAATCTTTTTATCAGACATACCAACAATTTCAACTTCTTCACCAGTCTTTAATTGTCCTCTTTCAACTCTACCTGTTACAACAGTACCTCTACCAGAAATAGTCATAACATCTTCGATAGGCATTAAGAATGCTTGATCTACTGGTCTTTCTGGTGTTGGAATATAAGAATCAACTGCTGCCATTAATTCTTTCATACAAGCATATTCTGGAGCATTTGGATCTGTAGATGTTGATTCAAGAACTTTTAATGATGAACCTTTAACAATAGGAATCTCATCGCCTGGGAAATCATATTCAGATAATAAATCTCTAACTTCCATTTCAACTAAGTCGATTAATTCTGGATCGTCAACCATATCACATTTATTTAAGTAAACAACGATGTATTTAACACCAACTTGTCTTGCTAATAAGATGTGCTCTCTTGTTTGTGGCATAGGGCCATCAGCTGCAGAAACAACTAAGATAGCTCCATCCATTTGAGCAGCACCTGTAATCATGTTTTTAACATAATCAGCGTGTCCTGGACAGTCAACGTGAGCATAGTGTCTGTTGTCTGTTTCATATTCAACGTGTGCAGTATTAATTGTAATACCTCTTGCTTTTTCTTCTGGAGCACTATCAATTGCTGCATAGTCTTCAAAATTAGCATATCCTAATAAACTTAAATATTTTGTAATAGCTGCTGTTGTTGTTGTTTTACCATGATCAACGTGACCAATTGTACCAATATTTACATGTGGCTTACTTCTAACAAATTTTTCTTTAGCCATTTTATTTCCTCCTTATTTTTATCACTTTAAAAGTGATTTTTTTAACAATTTTATTTTATATCATTTACATCAAAAAAGCAATAGAAAAGCCTCTATTATCAATATAAAAACTTAAAATTAAGCATTTATACTAAAATTAATCATTCTTCTTAGCTCTTTGTGATGAAATCTCTTCCAAAATTGATTTTGGAACTTCATCATAATGAGAAGGTTCCATTGAATATGTACCTCTACCTTTTTATCTGAACTTTTCTTACTTTCAACCTCTTTTATAATTACTTGTTTTTCAGTATTATTCTTTTGAAGTGATTTACCCTCTTCATGACTTAGAATTTGAGTTCCAGCTGGTAAAATTGCAGTTTCATCTCTTCCACTTTCATTAATTCCTGTTACTCCACCTTTAAAGTATGCAGTACCCAAAGCATGTCTAGGATTTTTAACAGTAGTTGTAGTTGTTCTTGATTTGTTACCTTCACCTATAGTACCTGTTGTTTTAACTTCATTGATATTAGTATTATCTAATGTAGATTTAGAATTTTTTACAATGCCTGTTGCTACCCCTGTCTTATTTGCTCCACCAACTGTTTCAGTGATCTTTTTAGTGTTCTCTGTAATATTTATAGTTTTATCCTCTACTTTTGTATTATTCCAAAATTTCAACTTATCAATTAGTCCACCAAATGCTTTTTTTGCTGTTTCAATTGGATGTAATACCATATCTAATGCTTTCATTATTCCATCCCAAGCCTTTAAAAATACATTGGTTATAGTATCACATAAATCAGAAATTGTACCTTTCATAAAATTCCAAGCATCAATAGCACCATTCCAAATTTCTAAAAATACTCCACCTAAAATATCACATACACCTAAAATAATATCTTTGACTATATTAAATCCATTTGATACTGCTTCCCATATTGGTATAAATATTCCACCAACCACATCACAAACACTTAATATAACATCTTTTACATAATTAAATGCACCAACTAAGTTATCCCATAAAGTCATAGCAAAACTTTTAATAGTATCCCAATTTTGAGTAATTATATCTTTTAAAAATAGGAATGCATTAATCATAGCACCTACAGGGTTTCCAAACTTAATTATAAATTTGAGTACCTTACCTAATGGATTATTATCCAGTTTTCTCCATAATTCTATAGTTTTCTTTTTAACTAAGTCCCAGTTTTTGCATAATAACCATATACCACCAACCAATAAGGCAATAGCTCCTATAACTATTCCTATTGGGTTTGCATTCATTGCAGCATTTAATAACCATTGTTTTACAGTTAAAGTTCCTGTTGCTGCTGCTTGTGCAGCATCCCAAGCCATTTTTACTTTTGTTATTGCAACCATAGCTGTTGTATAAACCCATGCTCCAAACATTACTAATTTATATGCTGCTATTGCTCCAACAAGAGTATAAACAATAGGACTTATTCTATCCCAATTATTTATTATGCCTTGTGCTATATCTATTGCAACAGTTCCAGCATCTGATAATATTTGCCAAGTTTCTTCTAATGCTGGTTTAACTTTTTCAAATATTTTTCCAAACATATCCTTAATTTGTGTTATATAAGGTTCTGCTCTTGTAACTAATTCTTCAACTTTATCTGCAAGACTTAATATAAAATCTTGAATAGTTGGTATTTTACTATGAAACCACTCAGCAATAGCAGCTAATTTTGGCATTAATTTTTTACCAAGTTCTGCTTGCATATCTCCCCAAGCACCTTTTGCTGCTACAATTTTACCTTCATCTGTTTCTCTCAAAGCCTTGTTAGTTCCACCAATAGCAGCTGTTAATTTCTTATTTAAAAACTCTGCTCTTTGTTCTCGCTTCATAGTTTTAAATAATTTTTCTTCTGCATCAGTTAAAGATACTCCATATTTTACAAGTCCTTTTGTTTTACCTTCTACTGCCTTGCCAAATACATCAGCCATAGCAATAGCATCTTCTTGTGTCCCATTAAAACCTTTTTCTTTAGCAACCATATCATCAATGACAGGTAGTATAGTTTTTATTTGCTCTGCTTTTAATTTATAAACAGCTAACTGCCCTGCTCCAGCAACCGCAACATCATCACCAACTACTCCAACATCTTGTAATGCACTAGCTTCATCTTTTAACATCTGGATATGTTCTTTTTTAAAATTAGCTTGCTTCATCAAGTTGGTTTCTAACAACTTATCAGCTTTTAATTTATCTTTTGCAGCATCTATAGACTGTTTTATAAATACTCCAGCTGCAGCAGTCAATGCACCAAAACCAATAGCTCCCCACTTAGCAACTGTTTTCATTCCAGATTTTATTCTATTGGTAAATGCTTTTACTTGTCTTTCTGCCTTTTTTAAGGCATCTTTTGTTTCTTTTACAGTTCTATTTGCTTTCTGTAATGGTGTTGTAAACTGGTCTTTTAAACTAAGTAATACACCAATAGTCTTTGCCATTTAAACCTCCTTTCTAAAAAGATAAAAAGGTACTTAGCTTTTTATACTAAGCACCTGATTTATTCAATCTTTCAATTTCAAGATCCATTGTGGCTATCATAAATAACTTTTCGTCATATGATAAATTTAATAGATAATCATATTTAAACCCTCTAAGCAAATAAAAAGAGAGGAATGCCATATCGGTATCCTCTAATATTAGTTTTTTATATCTTCAATCTCTTCTTCTAAGACTTTACTAGCTTTATCAGATTCTTCACCTAATCCATAAAGGTTTAGAATAAAGTTAGATAGCTTGTTTATTTCCCCTAAATTTTCATCAAATACAGGTATTACAATTTCATAAGGTTGTGCTACTTCATAAGTCTTTTGCAATTCTTTATCATGTAAAATAGGACAATGTTTATAGATTAATTTACAGTTAGCATTGTAAGATGCTTCTGTTGTTCTTTCTTGTGTACTATCCATAATTTTTATTACATCTCTTGCTCTATGTTTTACAACTTCTATTGTTCCACCTAATACTTCTGAATTGAATAGTACCACTTTCATCTTATCATTTTCTGATTGTTGTTTTTTTGCAATTAATATTTCCAAAGTTATATTTTTAGCCATTTTTATATCCTCCTTATATCATATCTATATATCTAAAATGTGAAAAACTAAAAGGAACTTCTTCCTCTCTTAATGCTTTATTTTCAAATTTTAATGCCATTAATTCACTAATTGTAACACCTGTTAATTCAACTCTTTCTGCCCCATAAGCTGTTGGGTCATCTAGTTTTGCAACTATTTTAAAATCTGGCATATTACCATTTCTTATACCATCAGCCAGTAACTTTCCAATAGTAGAGTCTATCTTATGTAATGTCATAGTTCCCTCACCAGTAAAGCCCATATATCTTTTTGACTTTCCTAGTTCTCCCATAATATCAACATCTTCATATTCTAATGTAACCTTAGCTTCAAAAGATTTAACAGAACCTAATTCTTCTCCATCTAGCCATACAGCACCAAATGAACCTCTTAAAATTTTATTTTTATCCATTTTGTTAGACATTATTTACCTCCATTTCTTAGAACATATTAATTGTAAATTTAAAGTCCTCTACAGCATTTAATATTTTGATATTTGCTTTCATAAATACCTTTTTCTTAAATGTTAGTTTTTTGATTTTCTCATCATCCCATTCTTCCACTTCTTTTTTACCAACACCTAACCAAGCCAATCTTTGTGCTTCAACATCAACTTCTGAATAGTTATCATATTCTTTATCCAAAATATCCTCTTTCTCTAATTCTTTGAAATAAGCATTAATTGCAGTAAAGAATAAAACTTGATTATCATATTTGTTTTTATACTTACCTATCCATTTCTTGAATGTTGAGTAAATATCATCTCTCATTAAGTCCATAGATTCAATTATGATAATGTCTTTCATATCTTCAGTTTCATCTTGTGTAATTTCTTCTAAAGATGTACATGCTCTTGCTACTCTTATATCTCCTTCATCTTTATACAAACAGAAACCACCTTTATCAATAACATCATCTATTTCATCAAATATAGAAACTTCCTTTAAATTCCCACATAGAAAGCTAGTAGCTGATCTAGTCATTGGTAACCCTGCTAACATTCCTAGAATTGTTGGTACATATTGCCAACCTTCAACTTCTCCTCTATTATCTACAAATGTAACCTTGTCATTCATTAAGTTTACTATGCCTTTGTTATCTGGTTTGGTAGCCTTAAATACAACAGCTTTATAAGTTTTGCCTGCTTTTCTTACTGACTTTATCCAAGAAACAAGAGTTGCAGTATCTCCATCTTTCCCATCATAAGCTAACCCTAGCCAGTTAATTCTTTCTTGTGCAACTTTTTTTAATGTGTCAGATAATGTTCCATCTTTAACATTGAATACGACCACTTTATTTGGAGTGTATTCAAAGCTATCTTTAATCAATGGTAATATTTCAGCAGAATAATCATCACTTTTTATATCAGTAATATCTTTGTATACCTTTCTATCCCATTGTTTAGTAGATTCTTTTACTATTAATCCAACTATACCTAATTGACTTCTCTTAACAGCTGTTACTGCTAATTGTTTAAAAATTATTTCAATACTAGGTAATCCCATATATTTAACCTCCTATTTCTTATCAAAACGATACTCTAATTCTTCCATCATTTCGCCATCTATATCATTTTCTATCTCTTCCATACTCAAACTATCAAAACTTGCTATTAATACTCCATCTTCAGTTTCTTCAAACTCTATTTCATCAACAGGAATAGCAAAAGTTTCATTTACCCACAATGTACCTAAGAAAGCATTTTCAATTTCATCAGATATTTTTAATCTTTCTTCTCTTCCTTTACCAGGTAAAGTAGTAAAAAAATAAATTCTGATTGTAAAGTTTCTTTCCTTAAAAGTTGTCATAAAAGCACTTGTTTTAAGACCATCTAACTCAGTTCTAAAACTAGGTCTGTTGAATTTTTCAGATAAATCTTTACTATCAATTTCTATTTTAGGAAATGTTTCTTTTAATTTTGTATTAACTGCCTTTAGTATTTGACTTAGTTTAATCATTAGAAACCTCCATTTTTAATAACTTCATCAATAAAGTCATCTGCAGCTTTTAAAAATTCATCTTGAAACTCTCTCTGTGAATCTTCTAAAATATGCTCTCCTTTTTTAAAACCATGTTCTTTACCAGTTTTATCTTTTATAATATGCCCATTCTCTATTAAATGTGCATGAGGCATTGAGTTATAAACTCTAACTGTATCTTCTTCACCTTTATATTTATAAACTTTACCTCTTTTAAAACCTTTCAAATAGTTACCAGTTTTAACTTTTACTTTAGATTTTGCTTTCTTTTTAGCCTTAGCTTTTAATTTATTCCCTTGTTTTTGTAAGAATTTTTTAGCTTCTTTTGGGTATTTTCTAGCAAGTCTTAATACTTCTTTTTCAAGATCTTCTAAATCATTTGTTGAAAAAACTCCCATAATTACACCTCCTTTTTTTATTTTTATCTATAAAAAAAGAGGAGATATTTTAACTTCTCCTCTTAATTTAATTATGCAATTTTTTCATTTAAGAATAAATTAATAAAATATTGTTGCCCTTTTCCAGTAACCTTTACTGTCTTATTTATTGAAATATGCCCATCTGAATGTGTTACTGCTGTTTCTTTTATTTCAAATAATTCTAACTCCATTGATTTTTGTGTTGGCATATTGTATGACATTCCATTTTGTTTTATCAAATAGCCCTCATCTCTTAATTTTGAAAATAACCTTTTTTGCCCTGTTTCTATTCCATTTTGTTTTAATATCTTTGCTAAATCTCCAACTAATATTGATGATTGAGAAGTTGCTACTGCATCTGCAAACAATACTTTTGGCTTATCTTCTGCAACTTTGTTTTCAAGAAATTCAATTCTTTCAGTATAAGATAGGACTTTATTTTGTAAAATTTGATTAGCTCTTGCTAATATCATATCATCATTGTTCCAAGCTTCTTCACATTTGATAAAATATATTCTTGCTTGTTTTCCTTTTTCATTTCTTTGTAACATTGATATTTCTTTTGCCATATTCAATGTTATAAAATGGTCTTGTACTACTTTAATTCCAGTTATATTACTACTTTCACTTTTTTGTGAAACTAGTATATAATCAGTATTTTCAACAAATCCATATTCACACATTCTTTCAAACCATTGGGTATAAGGAGTTTTAATTTCTAAAAAATTATGCAGTTCTCTACCACTTACTAATTGTTGATTATCTCTAATTTCTATTTTTATTAATTCATTTTTATTATTTTTTTTTATCATTTTTAAACACCTCTTTAACTATTTCTTTTAATTCATCACTAATTTCACTAGCCATATCTGTTAAATATGCAAAACCACTTCTAAAATTTGAAATACCATAATTTCCATTAAATATACCTTCCTCCATAGCTAGTAATAAATCATCTAAGGCTTCCATTTTTAAACTTAACTTTTCTAACTCAAATTTGTCCAT